AGCAGCAGTCTTCTTCTGGGTCAGTTTCAGCATCCGCCGACTGCGCTTACCATACTGGTGAGACACAGTCAACGATGTGAGCCCGTCAGCGGAAGTAAAACCACCGCTTGACTGGCCGCTCGACGTTCGCGGAAGCGAAATCGCCGAGCCTGAAACTGTTACAGATTGAGGATCCGAAAATGCCACAGCAACGTTCCTTGCAGCTAGAAGGAGGAACACACTGTTGTGCATTCCTGTCCACTAAGGATACGAGGATCACTCGCGTCTCCTTAGTGCCCCGGTGCCTCGGGTCATCCCGAGAGCACCTAAGATGGCCCATTGGGTGTCCGAAAAGGACGCCGTATTGAGGCCAAATCCGTATGGCGTCGCGCGACGTCTCTGTTTTGCTTCAACAGAAGCATAAGAGACAATCGTGTCATGGGAGCATCGTCCGATAGGGACTAGCCCCTTGACAGTACGTTGCCGCACATGTGTCGTATGACACATGATGTAGCCGTACCGCATGACGAGGCTATTAGAATGGAAAAGCGAAACGTTATGGAGGAAACTCCCTACGTCCGCAAACCAGTCTACTAGCCAGGACCAACGAGTCAAATTCCATAGGGTCTCGAGAGTTATCTCGGTACCAAGAAGGTGGTTAGCCTTCTCTGCATACTCGTCCAACTTACCCAGGAATTCTAACGCCTGGTTAAGGTGATACGTGAATGCCCCGGAAAACGAATATTGTTGAGTAACAATATCCGTAACTCGTTGCAGTGGTATGACATTGAACATTGGAGGCGGTGTCTGCAGATTCATACGGGGTAACCCGATGAATCCGTTAGACGTATCCGTCCCCATGTCAACTGTCTGAACCACTGGCTGCATTTCGGCTTTACGGCGCACGATTCTATCTGAATCGCGCCTGAGCTGTTTCATAAGCTTAGTAGCTTGTTGAACAGCCTGAGCCATTTTCTGTAGATCCGATTTAATCGGAGCTAATCCGAACTTATAATTAAGATACTCATCGCTGCCGACTTCGGCAAGCTTTGAGATATCTGAATAAGATCGGATACCGGGAATCCTTGGGAGACCATCCTTAAGGATTTCACCGAGAAAAGTGGCTGCCGCAGCTTCTGCAGCAGTAGGTGCGACCTGTCCAACGATACGTGAACCCACAATATCCAATGTGGAATTTGTGGGAGTACCGATGGTAGGGTAGAGGGGAACGTTGAAGGCTTGAGGCCGTAAAGGGCCTCGATACTCCAACCGAGCGGGAAGTCCAGTCTGAGGTACGATATAATCGTCTCTCCAAACCACAACCTTAAGGTTGGGTTGATAACTGAACGACTGCTTCTGGGTGCTGAACTCATGACCATTGTCATAACGAGTACGATACTCGTTACCAATGTTCTGAGCCAGCGCTTCCCCAATTGCACCTTCGTAGTCAGCATAGTCCGGCTCACCTTTCTTGCGAGATCGGTAAGACGTCGTAGTCTGACTACCGCCTAGATCATAGTCACTCTTTTCGGTGGGTTGCTTGGCACCTTTTAGGTACCACTGCGCCCACCTATACGCCGTATCTCCTTTCAGAGTACGCGTCTGAGTGACAATTGGCATGATCTAAGCACCGTCCTCCATACGGGAGTGATGTTCTACGGACTTCGGGGGTCACCCTACTTGTCCTGCGAACACGGCGCACCACACTATGTGGCATTTGCACCGGGAGGGCCCTATTAGGGGCC